TGCGCTCGAGGTCGTTACTGTAGGTGCAGCCATGTGTTTGGTGCTAGCCAGTGAATAAGGTTTCGCTTCGTTGCTCTACTGGGTGAGCTTCGTCGCTATCGGAGTGACTACTCCGCGAGTGCCGTTTCCTTGTCTTGGTTGCCCGAGACTCGGTGCTGGCTTCCTGCCTTGCCTTCGCTGGCTAGACGCTCCATGACCATCTCGGCTATCTGCTGTGGCACTTCTACGGGAGTCCCGCGAGTAATGTTCAGCTGGTAGCCATTGATGCCCACGACCATCTGGATTTTGGAGGCTTGTTCAGGGTTTTCACCTGCCTCGAAAGGAATGAAAATCATAACCTTCGGTTGCTTTGCGAGGTGTGCCTTCGTCATCGCTGCTTTTGAGTGGAACTTCTCTTCTACCTTTCGGCTGGATGATGGTTCTACTCGAGCAGGAGGTGACACGGCTGGAGGTACATCGCCTTCCTGTTTGTCTCCTTCGTTCTTGATGTCACCACCAGTGGCGTCGGATTCTTGCAGACGGGCAATGAGCTCCTCCTTCGTTCCGTTGGAAGGAAGGGTTCGGTCGGAGGCAATCTTTCGGAGTTCGTTGTATGCAACGCCCTCGTATGTATTTACTCCTTCCTTGGTAGCTGTTTCGCTCATGTGAGTTTTTGCTCTAGGTTTGTAATGACCCCATAGGACTGGCGTTGCTTTCGCTTACTCCAGAGCTATTAGGCAGCGACTGCGTGCTCGATACGGATCATGAAGGCATCGTTGAGGATTTTAGCCACAAACGTCGCCTTCCAGCCCGAGGTAGCTCGCTGCTCGAGAGGGTCGGCAGTACCAGCAGAGCCAAGAGGCTTGATGATATTGCGTATCGATTCTCCAGAGATGCGAGTAATACCGTAGGCGTCTGAACCCATAATGAGAGTCGCGTACACGTCGATACCAGCCTCACCAAGTGCGGTGAACAACTTACAGTTGGTGCTCTCCACGAAGCGAACTTCGTCGAGCTTTCCAACTTCTCCCTCCATGACGTTCATGGTAGAGGCATACTTCTCCACCGGGGTGAAGCCAGTAAGTCCCTTGAGGGTGTAAGTAGTGTTCGGGTGACAGAGGCCGACGTACGCTGCGTTGACAGGCTCTGTAGCCACGCCAGTCGATGCGTTTATCATGCGAGTCACTCGACGCGCCTTCGCGTTCTTGAGAGTACGCACCGCGATTTTGATGTCAACATCGTCGATGAGGTCGGTTGCTCCGACGGTCACACGAGACGTAGAGGATGCACCAGAGTAGTACACGATAGTACCAGCTGCGAGAACATCGCGGGTGAGAATATCGAGTGTGTCCCCCATCTGGTCGCCGAGGATTTCTGCAGCCTCGGTGAGCACTGGGTCTTTGCTCTCGTAGTCGATACGGTCAGTAATGGTGATGTAGTCACCGTACTGCGCCACCGTCGCTGTTACATCAGTGATAGAAAGCTGTGAACCTGTAGGGGTCTGGCCTTCGGACAATGCTGTGGTAGCTGCGGTGAGATTTCCGTAACGACGGAACTTGATAACGTTCGTACCCCCATTGCGAGGGATATCACGAACCTGTGCCCACTTAGTGTGGACGAAGAACGCAACGGCACGGTAAAGAAGCACGCGGTCGTAAAACTCCGTGTTTTCCTTAGTGATTTGCGTTCGAGTTGTTTCAGCCATAGTTTTGGTCGAATAAATTGAACCTAGTAAGTGATGATGTTGTGCTAGCGTCCGCCGAGTTTGACGCGCTCTATTTCCTTGCCTATGTCATCGTGAGATGCACCGTGCCAAGACTTCGAGCGACCTTCATCCCCACCGTCCCCACCTCCTCCTGTGCGTCCCTTTCGAGACTCATCATCAGCTCCTTGCTTGCGCTTGGCACCAATTTTGAGAAGGTCTTTACCAGCTGCTGCGTAGAAGATTTGCTCTATAGCAACATCCTTGTACGCCTCGTGTTTCGCCCATTTCGCTGCTTTCACCGCGTAGGGCTTGAACTCGGGGTTGTCGGAAATAAAGTTGGCGATTGTAGAGTCGACCTCCTTTTGCTCCCTTTCTGCGATGACGGGTTCAAGAGCTTTCGCTACTCGCCTATCAATCGCTGCTGCATCTTCTGGAGCGAGGCCATCATCGTCCTCATCTCCATCATCTGCTGCTCCCCCCTTTGATTTGTCTCCCTTTGCCTTGCCAGAGTCTTTTTCAAGCTTCTTGGCTCGGCGCATGGCTACAAAATCGGCTGGTGTCTTGGGTTTTCGAGTTGGTGGATCATCGTCCTCATCCTCGTCGTCCTCGTCCTCGCCACTATCGTCGCTTTCGTCGTCGTCGGACTCATGTTTCCCTCCGTCGTCAGCGCCGTCGTCGGTACCGTTTTCGGTATCCTCCTCGGAGGAACTTCCATCGTCATGCGATGAGGCGTCCTCCTCTCCTTCTTTTCCAGTGTCTCCCATGTGATTTTTTGCGTTACTCGCAAGCAAGGAAAACGGGGCTTACCAAAAACCTTGCTATGCGGATGTTTGCCTCGTTCAGTGACTAACTGTACGGCGAGCCCGACTAGGGCTCGCAGGGGGGAGCGTGTGAAGTGGAGCAAAGGAAATCGCCAGTCCTATGCACTTACACTCTCCCCTGCGAGCTCTCGTTGAGCCAGCGCAGGCCTATGTCAAAGTACCCGCACTCGTTTCCGCCACCTCCTCCCTCGTCTCACCACGGAGCATCTTGTTGATGTCCGAGTGATACGGGTCATAGATGGGGACGAAACCGCCCGACTTCTTCTGGAAAAGCTCGATGAGGTCATCGGGTTTAGCCAGAAGCTCGGCGAACACCGCGTGTTTAGCGCGGAGCTCGTCGAGATGTACTTCGGAGAGTTTCGTCCCATTCCATGCGTCTAACTTAGTAATAATCGAACGCTCGAGCTGTGCCATGTTTCCCTCGAGTATTTGAGTGAGTAGCTTCCAGCCACCCGAGAACTTGAGAGACGTAAGCTCGGCAACGAGCACTACTGCCTGTTCTGGCGTCTTTATGTTGAGATTGAAGACTTTGCTCCGCTTGTGCGGTGCTTCCTTCTTTGCCTTCACTTTCTTTGAGGTACTCATGCTGTTATGTGGCCGTTGGCATTACGCGACCTTGCCCGTTCGTTTCCCCTGTCGGCTGTGGCAGTCCGCCCTGCTGTAGCTGTTCAGGTGAGGCTGCAGGTGCTTCTGGCGGGAACATGTCTGGTCGAGCACGCTGGAGGAGCATTGCTCGCTTGTGCGCCTGTATATGCGCGTACTTGGCTGGAGTGTCCTCCATCTTGTTGTGTATCTCCATGTGCGTAGCGTGGTCGTCGTCAGGTGTCACTTCTACTATCTCGTCATCCCGCAAGCGCTCGTTCTCCTCCTCTGCTCGTATCTCCTCGATGGTCTGTGGTAGGGACTGGTCGATGATGTCTCGATGGATACCCGAGAGCTTGCCCATGTACTTCATCAGGAAGCGGATGTTTGAGCCTTGTAGGGGCGCAACCATCTGTGCCCAGCCACGGAAAAGCTGGAGTTCGTTGAAGCGCTTTGCCTCGGATACTGCACGACTTTCGATTTTAACGTCAGGGTCTGCTCCGCCCACGAGGTTCTCTCGCGTGAATGGCCTCCATTTTGCCCCCAGAGCACCGACGATGCGTACATTCTTCTCATCTATCCCGTCCTTGAAATGCTCCTTGTAGAGGGAGTACCACGCCTTCCAGAAGCGACGTTCCGACCATCCAAACACTTTTGCAGCGAGTGAATAACGTGTATCGACCTTCTGTGCGATGAGTGCATCGCGTGTTGCGGTACCGCTCTGATCTGGACGTGCTCCCTGCTGGATGTCAGGAGTCGCTGTGGAGCGCTCTGCGCCCTGTGAAAGCGTGTCGAGGATGAACTGCACGTCCTGATTTATGGTGTCCTTTGGCATAACCGTCACGGCACCGTTTGTGTTTCCGTTGACGGGAATAAACTTGTTGAACTCGAAGTTTAGGTCTGCACGGTTCGTGACGCGGGTGCTATCGAACAGATACATCGGGTGTAGCGATGACTTAACGCTCTTGAGAGACAGGTTGATGGCGACCGCTCGGGCTCGTTGCTTGTCTTCTATGAGGTCAGGCACTGAAACGCCGTCCCACGAGTTAGGGATAGGGAACAGAGCACGGTCTACCATAGGAATATCTTTGCCTTTGAGCTCGGTATAACGAACGACGCGCTTCATATCTTCGGCAAGTGTTACAAACACGAGCTTCCCTTTCACTCGAGTGAAGCCTTCGAGAAGGCGATAGGTTGCGTTGTCTCCATCATTTGTTTCAAACTTGGAGGCGTCCGAGAGTCCTGCTGCCTCTGCTACGACGCGCATATTCTCATCAACTAGCGAGCGCGTGCTCGTTGTGGTCGGCTTGAGGCTATTGAAGTTGAAGTAAACGCCCATATTGCGCATCTCGTCCTTCGTCATGCGCATCTCACGGTATAGGAAACGGGCACGGCCACGGCCACGCTTGTCTCCGTTGACGCTCTTTGCGTTCGGGTCGCGTAGAACCGTCATAACGTTCCAGAGCTCTGGCACTGGCACCATACGCTCACGATCGAAGTCCATCATGGCAACGAGTCCTCGGCCGAAGAACATTGTCTCCCAGTCCCACTCGTAGTCGAGCACGTCCTTCTCCATCTCGTCGTGGTCGAACTCTGCGGTGATGTCTAGGTTCTCTGCTACCTCATCATCTCCACTTTCGCGTGGAGAAAACGCTGCAGATAGCTGGTCGTTATAGAGCGACGCAAGCACAGTCTGGAAAATGGTGAAAAGCGTGTTGTCTCCAACCGCCTCTTTGTCGCGCTTTTGATTGTTGTATAGCTTGAGACGAAGCGCCCACTCGTCCCATTTAGGCTTGATGAACCACCATGCTGCGGTGTGTTCAGCAGAAACTTGCTTAATGAGAGCCGTGAAGTCTCGACTCTCGAGCTCGTCTCTATCGTCCTCGTCCACATCGCCAGTCATTCCCTCTGCATCCTTCATGGCCTTCTTAGTTGCCTTTTTCACCACGCGCTTTGTTGCGCGGTTCTTGGTATATGAAGTCTTCTTTGCTTTGGGTTTAACTTCTGCCATGTTTAGATGCTGTTCCTCTCCTTGCGGGTACGGAATAGCGGGTCAAGCTTCTTGTAGTTATCTACTGAACCGAACGCTCGCTCGATGTCAGCAATCTCTTTGTTATCGAGCGCTTCCTTTTGGCGCCTGTTTGCCCTGCCTACAGCATCAATGTAGTTCGATGGAGCGCTTAAAATTGCGCCTCCTACTTTCTTAACGGTATCTAAAACGTCGGAAACTACACCAGCTTTGGCTTTAGGCTTCTTGGTTTGCGTCTTGTTCATGTAGGGCATATAGGAATGTGTTTGGAGTAAGTAGATTTTGGCGATTTTCTTGCTCTCATTCTCTACCTGCACATCACCCGCTTGGCTTATCTAGCACATAGTCCACTGATGCCTCGGCCATCTTGAGCACGAGGCGTACCGTGTCTGCTAGTTGCTGTTCTGTATAGTCCCGACCGAGCAGGAATTGCCCGATCGTGCGACTAACGGTGAGGTGTGTGCCATACAGGTCGCCATCAATGAAGACAAGGTACTCGAAGGTGCTGCCGAAGTTACGGACGTACACCTTATTTTTCCGATACTCCACTACTTTTAATGTGCGTATTTGCATAGGTGCATAGGAGTTCTGGCGATGCTTTGATTATGCCACACCAACCGCTTGCATGAAGCGTTGATGAGTGGGGATAACTATGCGTAAGGGTCAAGCTCCGCGTTACTGATGACGCCTTGTTTGTTGTTCAGGTCGAGTGCCCTAAAGACAGGCTCGATGATAAGTGCACGTCCCATACACTCGATGGTGTGGTCGTCTTTATCGACGGGCTTTTCTTTTCGGTCGTGTTTCTCGGCCGTCTTTCCTGTCCAGTCCTCCCAGCGATAGTGCTCGAGCTCGAATACGGTGCGCTGGCACGTCTCGAATATGTAAAGCTCTGGTGCTTTCAACATATACCCGTTCACTTCGGTGTAGTTGAGTGCTGTCTCGATACGCTTGTCGGACGCTGCACGCATCTTCGTTGCGGGTATGTACGATAGTCCTTCATCCACGAGCATCTTTGCGAGAGAGCGCTGTGTGTGCTGGTCTTCTATAAACATGCTTGGGTCGCCTCCCATATGTACGACGTTGTACTGGCTGTTTTTTCGCTTGATGAGATACGCTAGTTGCTTCACGTCGTCGGGCTTTATCCAGAGCTCGTCAACTATGAACTTGGTGCCGTGCTTGTCTACTGCAAGCCATATACCCGCATCGTTGTTACGAGGGTGCGGGTCGAGGAAATGGTACACGGTGTAGTCCCTCGGATTTACCGAGAAAGGCTTAATGACGTGGATTTGTCGTGAGAATCGTTTGAACACAAGTCCGATAAGGTGCTGGAACTTACCGTATACACGCGCCTGTCGCTCGTCCTCGGGATACTCGGCAACCATCTGGAGTATGTGCTCGTGCTCGAGATGCCCTCGTATACCGTGCGTAGTGCAGGCGCTTTCTACGTCAGCAGTGAGATGGAATACTTTGCGCTTAACCTTGACGGGCTCCTCGCCCTCACGCAATACCACTTCGACCTCCAGTTCTCCCGATGCAAACATATCGTAGAGATGTGCCGAGCCAGAGATAGGAGTCGCTGTGATGATAATGATACCTCCCTTACGCATACGGGCGATGGTGGCTTTTAGGATAGCTTCTGGTGGTGGCTCATCGAACCAAGCCCAGCCAAGGGTCGAACCCTCGAACTGATCTACGTCTTGGTCGTACGTCATGATGTCGAACGACCAGCCAGTGTCTGTCTTCCACTTGCTTTCAAAGTGCTTGCCTCCCTTCTCTGTCTCGTACCTACCCGCAGGGAACCAGAACTTGAGCTCTGGCACCATGTTTTTATCTACGAGCGCACTTTCCGTAATGATGCGTCCACGCTTGAGGTACGGCCACTTTTCAAAGAGCCCATCACGAAACCAGTAGTTATCGAGCTTCCACATGAGGTTTGCAAGCATGTTTGCAGCCACTGCTGTCTTGCCCACACCGTTTGCTGCCGAAAGGAAAAGGATGAAGTAGTCTCCACTCCCGAAGGCATTGATGTAATCTTCTGCTACTCCGTTGGGTTCGTAGTACCGCGCACGCTCGAACTCCAGCCGATGTAGCTCGAGCTCATCTGCCTGCCGAAGTATCTCG